CTTGAATCTTGAACGGTTGCCCATGCGGCGGGGTTCGAGCCCTCGCCGATTTCGACCAGAACAGAGCTGGCCAGATCTGGAATCGTGAAAGTGCCGGTGATGTAAACCAGATTTGTGCCGTCGGCCTGACCGCGAACGGTCGAAGAAAGAGAGGGCGCAGAGACCGATGAAAGCGTCGGGCTGCCGAGGGTTACTTCTTCTTCGGTTTCGGTGCCGTAATTGCCAGAGCCGTCGACGGGGCGAACGGTTACGGTGTGGGTGCCCGGCGGCGCGTCGATGTCTATATCGGTGACATCGGTTGTAAAAAAGCCCTGCGGTTTGCCGTCGACATAAACGACAGAGCCAGTATAGTCTCGATCAGTCGGAATTGTCCACGCGATACCCAGTTTGCCGGTGTCGGAATCGGCTTTAACGGTCAGGCTGCTGATGCCGGCATTGGCTGCGGTGTAGTCGATAACAGGAAAATCGGTGGCTTCGGTGTAAACGTCAGCGACATATTCTAATAGTTCGAGCGATGCCTGCAGATCGCCGTTGCGGCGTATGCCGGTAATCTGAAAAGGCTTGGTTTCAAGAGTGTTGATGCCAAAGCTGTAAACACAGTAGCGTTCCGGCGCTGTCGGCCACGGCGCACCGGTGAAATTCAGCGTGGTGGTTGTGGTCGACACCAGAACCGCATCGACAACACGCCTGACAAGAGTGTTATCGGGATATCTGATTAAGAGACTGTAGGTGCTACCAGGCGCAAGAGTGACAGCCTGATCGATAACGACACTGGTCGTTGTTGCGCCCATAATGCGGCCGCCGACGCCCCAGCTGGTAATGTCAGATTGAATGCCGACAACGTCGCCAAGTTCAGCAACGATACTGTCGATGTCTGCCTGCAGGGTTGCGGTGCGCTTCAGATATTTGTTTTTCTTGAGCTGATGCTTTGCCCACATAAAGGCAGCTTTTGAGCTGGTGATACATGGCAAAAAGATCTGAGAGGGATTTTCCAGGCCGGCGGGGTTGTAGTCGTCGCCAGGCACGAAAAGCGTTGTTCTTTCACAACCATTGTCTTCGTCATAAAAGCTGACTTCTAGGGCCGAGGCTCTTTCGCGTTCGGGCAGGAACGAACCAGACAGACTGCCGTCGATAATATTGCCTGACGTGAAGATCTGCGACATAGTGCGGGTCGAATCCCAGACCGGCTTGAATACGCCGGCTTGCTGAATGACGAAAGCGCGGCCGGTCGAGGCGATTTTCTGAATTACTGGCCATATCTGTTCCGGTGCGTCGATTAAAGCATTTCCCCGCCCACGCGAAACATCGCCAGCCGTTTCAGCGCAAAATACCGCCCACGCCGAAAATTCGGCATAATTCAGATTTTCTTTCGGTTCGCCAAAAACAATGCGTTCGTCAACACCGGTTTGAATGTTTTTCAATAATCTGCAATAATGCAGAAGATCGTAAGACATCCAGGCGATGTTCGTCGCGTCTTTCTGTTCGTAAGCCTCGGTCGACGGGTTCCAGGCAAGAATATTAGATCTGGTTTGTTTCCATGAAACCCTGGGCATGCTGCCAGACAAATTTTCGGTCGCCGGCAGATTTATATAAACCAGTGCCACACCAGGGTAAGATTGTTTTCTTGCCGACGTAACGGTCAGGCCCACCCAGCTGACTGCCGCTGAATAGTTGCCTGGCATTTCGGAATAGTCCAGCCATACCCCGCCATATTTGTCTTGAAAATGCTTTAAAGTGCGATTTTGCGCCCTGAATTCGTATAACTTCGCAGGGTCTGGCGGCGTAAATGTCATTGTTACATAATTCGGACGACGAACCTTTTCTTTCGACGTATGGGTCGATCCGGCCAGCCAGTCCACCGCCCCGATTTCTCTGTATTGCCACCTGATTACGCCTTCGCAGTCCACCGTCGCGCCACTGCCAGTGTCGACAGCATACAGCCCGGCAGGGAAAACGAAATCGAGCATGACTTTTTCGCCCGGTTCTGTCTGGGCTTTCGTTATCCATGAGGTCGTGCTAAGCGGAATTTCTGAGGAAAAAGCCTGAAATTCAACTACGCTCGAAATTATTCCCGGAATGGGCGTTTGATCGTTTGCGCCCAGCCTCGTCTCGTAGGTTGCGCCCTGAATGCTGGCAATGGGTGTGTCGTTTATTTCTATGTCAGTGATCGAATCGATCGGGCCTTCTCCGGCAGCCAGAAGCAGCGAAAGAAACTGCGTTTGCCTTCCTGCGAAATCCCCGGAATAAACACGGCGGGCGATAAGCTGGCCAGAAGTCTTGAAAGTTCCGAAAGTTATCGGCATCGGGCTGCCGGGCTGCAGTCTGATCTGATTCGGCGACCAGCCATAACCGCCCTCGAACGCGCTAGGCGTTCTCGGAACGTCGATTTTCGGAGTTTTCTGATTGCCCATCAGCAGAGAACCGCCAAAATACAGAGCAAGGCCAAGACCAAGCGTGCCGGTTGAGCTGCCAAGAACGCCCATCAAACCGCCAGCTGCGCCGCCAGAAAAAGCCATCAGCGCAATGCCGGCAACTATGCCAGCAATGTTTTTACCACCGCCGCCACCGCCGCCAAGCACGTTTGGAGCGATGACAACAAAATCGCCATCTTTCAGCGCGTGATCGGCGGCAACTTTCTGGCCATTGACCGAAAGAATCATTTCGCCGCTCAGATTGGCATTCAGCAGCGCAATAGCGTCGATGACGGCAGGCGCTTCAGCCGCAGAAATTTGCCTGATAACGCGGTTTTGTGGCTTGAATGGATTTTCGAGGTAGACGGCGGTAATCATATTCTATATTTCTCCGGTGGTAAGAAATAGCCATTGATCAGGGCTTTAAACACTGGCGAGTTGACCCGCTCGATGACAGAACCGGTTTTTTCCCGGGTATGCAGCATCATCCCGTCACCGATGAAAGTTGCAACATGATTGACATGGTTGTGACAGCCGAAACGCATCACGACAATACAGCCGGGTTCGGGTATTGCAAGTTCCCGCCATGCGTCGCGCTGGTTATCGATTTCGTCGCTGATCTTTGCGGCATCAAACGCAGCTATATGAAAATCAGGCAGAGCCCAGCCGAAACGAAGCATGGCTGCCATCGTCAGCCCCCAGCAGTCGAAGGTTTCGGGGCCGCGTGCGCCATCTTCGAAAGGCTTACCGATAAGATCGTTTAAAGCTCTGGCATCCATGGGAAACCTCCGAATCTGGTAGAGTTCCCGCGTTCAGTGCAGTTTGCTGACGTTCTGTTGCAAGTCGGATATGTGGCCATGGTTGCAGCGGAAACGCCGCATTCAATGCCGCCATAAGCGAACGGGCAGAAGTTTTTAAGATAGCGACGGCGAGGCACGCGACGGGTCAGGCAGTTCGCTCCGGTCAGTCGAAAGGTAATCCACTGCTCATCATGGGTTGATGACTCAACCACAAAAGAAAGCTCAAGCTCAGGCGTCGTTGTAGTTACTTTTGAGTTGATAACGCGAATAACTACCGGCACGCCGTTAGCTCCGTCGTTGGCTTCAAGCAGGCGCTGCACTTCGCCGGTGACATTGGAAACCTTAACTGTTATTGCCGGAATCTCGCCCTTACCGGTTTCGCCTACGGTATCAAGCTCAAAAGGAAAAGCCTGCCAGGTATCGCCGTTCCAGAGAATGTCTTCGTTGTTGGCGACCAGCTTCAGGGTTGTTGCGCCGATTGTGACTTCCAGCAAGATTAACCAGGCTGAATCGGTGGCAAGTTTGTTTTTTTCGATTAAAGCAGCGGTTGAAAGTGTTCGCATTAGACTTCCTCCAGCTTTACGGAAACTTGAGAATGTGTCGAGCTGACGCTTTCATGGTCAACGTCGCCAGCAAAGCGAACGGTAAAACTGTTATTGAATTCGTCTGACCACGAGAAAGAAGCGGCTCCGCCGGCGCAGGTGGCATACCACGAAAGCAGTTGAACAAGATCGGTGTCGGGCATGGCGTTCCATTTCAACGACCATTCGCGCAGTTGGCGAGTATATTTCGCCCTGGTGATCTTCATGCCGTTGACCTGCTGCGAAGCCAGAGAGTTATCTTTGACTTTCGTCGGCATCGAGATAGACGGTTTTTGAATCGCTGGCCAGCCTGACATTATGAACGCCTCCCGATGATGTCCTGAATGCCGCTGACGTTACGGCTGTAACCTTCAAGGAAAAGATCAACGACAACCTTGCCGCCGTCTGTTCGCTGACTGGTTCTGGCATTAACCGGCACACCGGTTTGATTGATTACGTTGACCTGCACATTTGCGCCGCCGCCCATTTCGCC